CATTCGTGAGGATTACTCAAAAAACCATGTTCTAAATCAAAGTAAATATTCAAAAGCCATTAACACATTTAAAAATATTACTGATCCAACAAACAAAATTTTCAATGATCATGAACAATGGGTTGACTTTTTCGATCATAATCTACCTTTAATTGTGGAGGCTATCAAAAACAAACTTAAAAAATAATATATTCTCACTCAAATACAAATAGGACTAAAAAGTCCTATTTTCTTTCAAAAAACCGTTGACTTTTTTCAAAGAATGATATATAATTAAATTATAATAAAAATATAATAAGAAAGGATATAAAATGATAAGTATTAGTAAAGATCAATTCGGATATGAAGCAATTAAAAGGGCTGAAATCGAAAATGTTAAAAAGGGGTATAAGCGTCTAGCTAAGAAAAATTTTGATAAATTGGTATTAGGTTACGATATTTTTGAAAATCGTATGATTCTAGTTTTAGATGGACATGTATTACCACGGCAGATTAAACGAAAATCTGAGGGTGAAAAAGTTACAGATATAACATCTAGATATGCTTTTAAAGAAAAAGGGGTTGGACAATGTTAGACGACCTTATGCCAGAAAATATGATTTCTCTAAAGTTCGGAGATATGAAAAAAGGATATAAATTTACTGAAGAATTTGCAGAAAAATATAATTTTTTTACTAAAGAATTTCGTAATTTTTTCCTCAATAAAGAAAGTTATTTTAAAAACCCTTATCAAGTTCTAGACTATATTGACCAAAAAGAAATTCCAGTATTTTTTTTCGACTTCGATGGCAGGCTTTCAAATAATACAGATACTGTTCGAGATTATATTGAAGATTATGGAAGATATATCAAAACAAGCTCAATGGTAGTAGAGATTAAAAAAGATTACGGAGCTAACATTCAAGTAAAGGTAAATCTACTAGAAAATTATAAAGATTTTGATATTAAGAAAAAAGATAACTTAATAAGTATTGAACCTGATGATAACTATAAAGATTTTGTAAAAATTCAAAAACTTGAAGGAATTGAAAATCTAGAAACAGCTAAAAAAATAATTGATGAATATTGGGAGAAAAAAGAAGAGGAAAACAAATATGTAGATTATTGTAATGAAATGTTACGAAAAAGAGCAACAAGATATTCAATTAAAAAATATTAAAGGAGAATGGAGGTAACTGAAAGTAAGGAATTATGAAACATATTATATTGTGTGGAATGTTAGGTAAAGGGAAGTCAACTAAAGTAGATGACGACGATTATGAAAAATATAATCATCTTAGGTGGCATTTATCAGATACAGGTTATGCAATGGGAAGATATAATAAAAGAAGAGTAAGATTGCATAGGTTGATAATGAATTGTCCAGAAGGAATGGTAATAGATCATCTCAATGGAGATAGACTAGATAATCGTAAAAGTAATTTAAGAATATGCACACAATCTGAAAATGCTAAGAATAGACATAATGACAAAGGCTATTGTTATGATAAATCTAGAAATAAATATATGGTTCGTTATAATAATAAGTTCTATGGTAGATATGCTACTGAAGAAGAAGCAAAGAGAGCATACCGTTTAGTGTGTTCAGGAGTAGAATACCAAAAAACTCGTCGCAAGTTTTATACACTGCCAAAGCATATATATAAACAAGAAGGAAAATATGCTGTTAGCGTCCAAGTTAAAGGGAAAAGATACCGTAAGGTTTCTATAAATACACTAGAAGAAGCAGTTATTTGGCGAGATAGTATATATAAAATTTTAAGGAAAGAAGGATAGGATTATTTCGGGGACAAAAGAAGGTGCAGCAAAAGCACGACAAAAAGTTATTGAACTTTACGGTAAAGATTTTTATAAAGAAATTGGTCATAAAGGTGGTTCGAATGGAACTACTGGAGGATTTGCAAGCAATAAACTTGGGAAAGATGGATTAACTGGAAAACAAAGAGCGTCCGTTGCAGGTAGGATTGGTGGTATAAATTCTACTCGAAAAGGTATCAAAAATGGTCAAGGAAAATTAGCTAGAATCTAAAAAAGAAAACCCCTAGTAATAAGGGGGTCTTTTTTTTTGTTATAATAGAAACAGACGGAAAATAATAACGGAAAGACGGGAGAAAATGACTGAGTATCCACGAGGACAACATCCTAACAGTATATCTACACGATTTAGCAGCGAAAACCAGCCCGCAAATAAAGGCCGAAAAAAAGGCACAAGGTCGTGGGACGCTGTATTTCGCAAAGTATTAAATAATAAAGAATTTCAAAAAACTTATCTAAAAACACTTCCAGCACAATGGAATGATATCATTGAGAACACTCCAGCAGAATTGATGGCAGCTGGCTTTATTATGAGTGTCAGTAAAGAAGTGGCTAAAGCTGTCCAGGAAGATAAACTTCTATCTAAAGATGTTCGTGACGCTATCATGCAATTAAATAAACTTGGATTCGGCGATAAGGTTGTAGTTGAACCTGATGAAAGTATTTTCGATAAAGTGAATCTAAACTTCAATGTTATTCAATCTGCAAGGACGGAGGATACATTGAGCGATGAAACAGAATGATAATATCACGATCAGTGAGCTTCAGAAATTAGCGATTGAGTTATTCGATGATAAAGACACTGTTGAAATTATCTTCGGAGGTTCAGCAGGTGGCTCAAAACGGTTAAAAGTTGGAACGCCAGTTTTAACTACTAATGGCTGGAAAAATGTTGAAGACATTGATTATAAAGATAAATTGATTGATAGATTAGGAAAGCCAACAAGAATTTTGAATATTTCTGTAGGATATAACCGTCCTACTTATAAACTCACTCTTCAGGACGGAAGAACTATCGAAGCAGATGAAGATCATCGCTGGAAAGTGGCAAGCAACAAACATTTTCATCGAGATGGATGGAAAATAAAAACCACAAAAGAATTGTTTGAAGAAAAAACGAAGTATTCATTACCATACTTAGAAAATCCTGTTGTAGGTAAAGAATGGAATGGACCTGACCCTTATATCATTGGTCTACTTTTAGGAGATGGCACATTAACTGGGCAGAATATTCGAATATATTCAATAGAGCCTGAAATTCAAGCGTATCTTAAGGAGAGAGGTTGGAAAATCTACTTCTATAGTTATAATGGACAATTAGCTATCTGCGAAGCAACGAATAAACAAACTAGAGACCCTTTTCGAGACTTACTAGGTCGAAATAGCGGAGATAACAAATTTATTCCAGAAGAATTGCTATTAGCAGACCCTCAATCAAGACTCAAACTGCTTCAAGGGCTTATGGATACAGATGGGACTATTGACAAACGAGGCTCTGCACAATTTATTACTACAAATGACAATCTTCGAGATGGTGTGATGTATCTTGCTCGCTCTTTGGGTGGTCGAGCTTCATATGTGAAAGTTCATAAAAAAACAGAAAAAGGTGGGCGTGGTTGGTATTACAAAGTAGCAATCGGATATGGTGATAAATTCAATCCGTTCAGTCTTCCACGAAAAGCGAATAGAGTTGTAAAACAAAAATTAAACAATGTTGGAATTAAGAGTATTGAAAAAGTTGAAAATTCAGATGGTGTTTGTTTTATGGTTGACAATCCTGAACATCTATATGTAATTAAAGATTTCATTATTACGCATAATTCTATGGCTATTGGAATCCTTGCACTACTATGTTGTATTAGATATCCAGGAGTTCGAATAGGTATTGGGCGAAAGGACTTGACTCAACTTAAGAAAACAACTCTTGCAACCCTTTTAGGAAAGGTTCACGCACTTTTTGGAATTGACAAAACAGATTTCAAACAAGGAATGGACGGTTCAATAACTTATAGAAACGGATCAACAATCTTACCGATTGAATTAGCATACTATCCTTCAGATCCAGACTTCAACCGACTTGGAAGCTTAGAGCTTACTCATATGTTTATTGATGAGATTGGTGAATTACCAGAAAAGTCTTACAATGCTATCAAATCTCGTGTTGGGCGATGGAAGAATGATGAATACGGATTAACACCTAAAATTCTCTCAACCTGCAACCCTTCAATGAATTTTATTAAACAAGATTTCTTTGATATATACGACAAGCTTGGTGGTGGAACAATTCAGCGATGGCAACACGGATTTACTATTGTAGATGGGCAAAGAATACCTGCATACAAAGCTTTCGTGCGTTCATCTGTTTATGACAATCCCTTTATTGAAAGGTCTTACATTGAAACTCTAAAACGGCTTCCAGATCAAGAAAGGCGTCGTCTATTAGATGGTAACTGGAATTATGTTGATGATGATTCTTCACTCTTTAAAAATTCATTATTACACCGAGCTACAACTTTTACAATTCCAGAAGGTTCAGAAAAACTAGACACTTTCATTGGGGTCGATGTTGCTGATAAAGGTAAAGACAAATCTATTTTTTCACTTCTAAGGAATGGTGTTTTAGTTGCACAGAAAGAATCTTCTGTTCAAATGACTTGGGACGAAAATAAGCAAGATGGAGTTCCGATGTCTAGATTATTAGCAGATGAATTGATCGACTTCGCACAAAAGAATGGTCTTACACAATCTGCAGCTCGACATATTGCAGTTGAAACGAATGGTGTTGGAGTTGGATTAAGGGACTTTATGAAAGACCGTGGTTGGCGAATTACAGAATACACTGCTACTCATAAATCTCGTTCTGAAAACTACTACCAAATGATGTTAGATATGGATTCAGGTGATTTAAAAATAGCTCACGATCTTAAAGACTTAGATATTTTGAAAGCAGAGCTATTGGTGCATACTTATCAAATGGACAATCAAGTGCCGAGTGTTGTTAAGAAAGAGAAAATCAAAACTATGATTGGTCGCTCACCAGACCGTGCCGACTCCTTTATGATTGCAAATTTTGTCCGAAACTGGATTCAGAATCCTCAAAATGACCCTCGTAGAAATAGGAATAGGATTGTATGGTAAAAAAGAGAAAAAATGTCAGAAGAATGCACCTCCATTGGTTCTTATATCTTTTAGAATTAGAAGATAAGCATTATTATGTAGGTATTAGCACAGATCCTGTTCGAAGATTTAAACAACACAACAGTGGTCAAGGGGCGAGGTTTACTGGAAGATTCAAACCAGTTAAAATGCTTACATATAAATACATTGGAAAATGCACACAACGAGAAGCCGAAAGGTATGAAGACGCTCTATCTTTAGAGATGATTCAAACTCTTGGGAATATTAGAGTTAAAGGGGGTCATTTCTTTAGATACAAGACTAAAGAAGAAACTTACGCGCGAAATTATAAAAAAACTCCTGAAAAATATCGGAGATTCATTATGTTTGAAAAATTTTTGTAAGTATGTCTTTATTTTTCGCTGCGAGTATATTATAATAAAAATATGAGAATCAATTGGACACAAAAAGGGGGTCCATTCAGACCTCCCTTGCTGAAATCCACCTTAACAAAGTTTCAGCAATAATAAGTATATCACATTCCAAAAAA